AACAGTATATACAGATATTGTGTAATCTCTTGGTACTGTTTTTGAATGCTCGGCGTTATGCATCCGCAAATAAAAACTAACACTTCCGCTAGCGGGAACATTACCATTAGTTCTATCTGTGGAAATATCTGTAACTGGAAACTTAATAAGAATTCGGGAAAGCTCTTGTGATCCCGATGATTGGCGCCCATAAATCGAAAACGTTTCCAAAACATCTGCTTCGCCCATATTGGCGCCAGTGCCGCGGGTTTTTAAATTGGACTGATAGGCGTTAACAATCGTATTGTCAGCGCTAGCTGTGTATGCTTTGATGGTCATTACACAACCTTTCCTTTAATATCAGTTGTGGGAAATTTAATTTCTATTAATGCATTTGCCGGTACTATCAAATAACTTCCATCTGGTGATATGTTATCGTTAATATCTATATAAGAAATGGAATAATCAGAGCCTGTCTTACTAACAAGTCGTACGGTCAAAACATCCAACATACCTTTGACGTTTTTTAATTCACTATAGATATCGCTAATATAAAACGGCTCCCCGATATAATAAGGAGTGCTATATTTAGCGGCCAATGTGTTAATAGCATTGTCCAATAACACAAACTTATCCGTACCGGTGGCAGCTTTAATGCTGAATTCAATTCCTATATTCAATATATAAGGATCTAAAATGTCAATAGTATCATTAATCATTCTATATTGATTTAACCATGTTTTTATATTATCTTTAATAGTGCTGTTGGTTTTAACTAATTTTCCTTGGCTATCTTCCGATATAACATATAAATTAAGATTTCTTTTTAACGAATTTGGATCTTTTTGCGCAGATACCCTTTTAACTGAGCCGAATTTTGCTGGCATTCTATATACAAGGTTTTCATAGTCGGCACGAGTAACAGCACGATTTTGAGTAGGAAATGTGTCAAAAATCCTTCTTTTAATTTCTCCCGAAGAGGGGGAAGTGACATCTCCCACTATTGGCTCTTCATTAAAAATTTCTAAAGAATCCACGACTTCTTTCATTGTGGCTGCGTTTAATGCCGGCAAGTTAACAAAATCCATTTTTGCGTTTGCAACTGTTTTTAGGCCGCCTTCGCTGACATTAGAATTCCCGGGATTCGTAACCCTATATGTTACTGTTAAAGTAGTATTAGAGGGAACCATCCCCAAACTTTCATTTTTTGATAACCGGGTCGGATCAAATGTGACATCTGTTACATAATCTTTCCCGAAGACATTTATTGCGACTGACTGAGGATCTGCAACCACATTGGTCTCGCCCGTCTTACCGCTACCAAATTGTAAGTAAGTATTTGCACGAGTTCTTTCAACAACAAACTTTCTAGAAACCAAAATGGGCTTTAAAATGGATGGCACATTATCGTTTTTATAATTAGTATTGCCCATTTCTTTCATTACCATATCTTGGGCCAGATAGTCTACCTCAAAATATTCATTACCCTGTGAGTCTGTTACTGAGATAACTTCATTCACATCAGTCGCTTTTAAGCGAAGTCTCAAAAATCTTTCGTAAGAGCCTACTCTAATTCTTTCTTGACTAAAAAAGCCCGAAACCACGTTTCCGTGTGCCTTAATCGCGTAATATGTGGGGGCGCCCGTCGTCGTATCGGCGGTGGCCACTACAACCGGATACTTAGAATCCGCAAAGTCAATATTTTCAGTTAAAACAAAGTTTAAACCGGTCTCTGATGTAAAGCGAGATCCATGTTTTACAATAGGAATATAATCAGTGTCGGGGCCTAGGCCAGTACTCGAAGCCGGCACTATCAAATACAATGCGACCGTTCCGTAAGTTGAGGGGCGCCCAGTATATTTATATCCTAAGATTCTTCCGTGGCGTAAAATATTGGTATATTGATACGCTGTGTCTAGAAAAGATTCATTAATATTATAATCTAAATAAAATGAAAGCTGATCTCCAACATAAGCTACCGTATCAAGCATTAAAGAGCCGAAAGAGGCTTCACTCCAGTCTTTGAAATTATCTGGGTAGAATCTCTCGACTATTTGCATCAAATCCTTACGAATTGATTCAAATTCACGATGTGTATAATCTATTGGTACTATCTTTTTTTGTTCATTTGGCATTAAAAACCCTCGTTTTTAAGTAGTAATTTCTAATAAATCTGATCTTCCCAAACTAGGAATACTATATCTTATTTGTATTCCCAAGTAATTGTTATCTGGATCGGTGTTCGCAAAAAGAATCTCGTCGATATTTATTGCTGGGATATAAATCCGTACTTGTTCTCTAATTTTACTGTCTATGCGCGCTCTTGTGTCTGATGCAAAATTCTCAAACAAATAACTTTTAAGGCCTACACCAAAATTAGAATCCATGACTCGTTCGCCCGGGTTGGTGAGTATGAGCATTTTTAAATTTTGCTGAAAAAGCCTCTTCAAGCCTATAATCATTTCAAAGCCATTTGCGGAATCTAATTCTAGCGGTAGCGCTACGCCAAGTGAACTCATTTTTTATTTACCTCACTATAACTATCATCAATCACTACTTTCACACAACTCTCCATTCTCATTAAATGGATTTGTGCGAAGCATTCTTCGTTTCCACCATGGTAAAAGGTGTGCACCCGAAGCTGTTTTAAATTTTTCTCTAAATTCTCTGGTGATGATCACACCAGGCCTATCGCCTGGCCCACCGAAGCTTTCATCTTCGGCGCCTGGCGACCAGTTTCGAGAATTGTAATAACTCTTAAATATCTTTTTTATTCTAGTCTTTGAGTTTCTTAATAGTACTTGATCCCAGTCATCCCATTCTAATATAAATGGATTCGGGAACCCTGCATCTCGATCAACTTTGTGGGCCCAACCACTAGTCATGGTGGCGGGATCTGAAATTAGGTCAGAAAGTGGCGTACTCACCGCCTCATCGAGAGCTTCGCCATCGAGATCGAAGAGGGCGGTTACATAAGAGTTCTCAAAATCGGTCAACTCTCCGCTAGCAACCTTGCTGATTAGATCAGAAATCGTTGTAGTATCCATGTAATCACCAAATAGACTTGGAATCTCCCCCCTCGTGCGTAACTCGTCGTCAGGATCGTAAGCCCACCCCTCTTCGGCGAACAGACTTATTATTGTTTCTTCGAGGGCGGCCGCTATGGCTTTGGCCTCGGTCTGGCCATATGCCCAGCTACCATCATCATTAAAGGAGATTGACATACCTGGTTTTTCAGACATTGTGGAAGATCCTACATCACCGAGGGGCACAACCTTTTCGCCAATTGATGGCAAGAATGCTTCGCCATTGTAGATAGCCATTAAAGAGGTGAGCTTGCTTAGTGGGAAAATATAATGAGCCACAAGTCTAAATTTTTCATCTTCTTTAAGCATGTTAATCAGACATAACAGCAATTTGCTATCTCCACCAAATGGATCGACCTGACTAAGTTTTAAATCTAAGGAGTCCACTTCAACTTCGGTGATTTTATAAGAGTTGCCGTTAATAATAATAGAGAAACGCAGCCCATATCTCACCCCCAATTCGCCTGTTAGGCCAACAACTTGACCGTTTACATCCGTAACTAACTCTAAATCACCTGGATAAATGTCCGAAATATTTTGGTCGGCGGTACCGGCAGTTTTAATAATATTTAATGTGGTTTCACTTACGGGATGAATGACACCATCTATCCGTATATATTTTTCAATAACAAAGGGTTGCTCCCATATTGAACTGTGATGTACTTGGTAAGACGCAATATCACCAATGTTAACTTCAATTTCATTAGCAAAAGGAGTTAAAACGTCATGTTCTGCGTCGGAATGAAATTCGCCGGACATGTACACGGGAAGCCCAGACTCTTCGTCTGTTGTAACATGATAATAACCAACATACTCACTTCCATCCGGCGAAGCAAACGAGCCGCCATATGTATAATAAGGGCCTTCGGCCTCCTCATTGACTTCGTATGGAATCGTTGGAAGATCAATATAGGTCTCCACTATCTCTTGATCCAAAGTAAGTCCCTCTCCTCCTTGCGATAAATATTGAAGAAGATAATAGTCTAAATCATAAATGTTAGGAGCCATCCCGACAATTTCTAAATTTTTAACGAACTTTTCGCCCATATAATTTAATTGTTCCATAACCATTTCTTTTAAAATTAGCTTGGCATCTTGCTCTGTTGCTTGAATAGCCTCATAATTTTTAGATTTTCGATAGCTTTTTAAAGTTTCAAAAAGGCCGGCCATTTGGCCTCGCTCTTCTTTCAACTCTTCTTTATCCGGATACACATAGCTTTCCTGGACATCATTTAACCTATTTAAAGCCTCTATGACGCTTTCTGGTGGCTCAAAAATATCTCCACTGTCTACTCTTCTTCCATACAATTGGACTGCTTGCTCTAAAAAAGCGTACCAAAATTCAGAGTCTTTAAACGGCCCTTCAAAAATACCAACCGGCTCTTTGAAACTGGTTCTCATCTCTTCCACGATATACGATGCATACGACGAGCTAAAAACATCTGGAAAATTCGGATTAAACTTGGTGAACGTGCTCATCGATTTTATGAAATTGGTACTTACATAAATTCTTATGGCGGCTGCGATAAGGCCCTCTAAGCCTGCGGCCGCGATCCTATCTAATATTCTATTATAAGGTACCTCTATAGCGCAATCTTCATTATCTCGGAGGCGCGGGTCTTCTGGAATGTTGGGGTACGCATCGTCCATTTTCTTTTGAATATCTTCAAAATCAATCAAATCAGTGGCGTAAGGCTTGCAGGGGCTTATCTCTGGGAACATCACGTCCACAAATCCAAGCCATCCTTTATTTTGAAGTGGCTTGATATGAATAGGCGGATTCATATATGAGCCCCCATATGTCAACGGATCTAGATAGAAAACTCTATTTTCTCCTGCGCGGGTGCCGTGATCAATGTCATATTGCATTTTGCTCATTCCCATAATTTGATCCTTGGGTAATATCGGTCTTGATCCGTCTTTAAAAATAATTCTTAACGGATCCAACAGCGGGACATCAAGCCTTACATCATAATAAGAGGTACCTGCAAAATAAGTTTCGGGCGCGCCCAAGAGGTCAACGCCCACTATATCATATGGTATCACATACTCAACATCCTCGTATGACAAATCGTCAAAGCGGGCGCCATACTCAAATGATTCGGCATTGTTAGCAACTTCATCGATGAAATTTTTCAACAAAACTTCCATAATTGCATCATATGAGTCTTTAAGATCCAGCGCACTGATCACTGCGCCATCTTGTTCTATCATTTCTCTTAATAAGACAATTTGGGGAAGATAATCTTGTTTTGAGCTAAATGTTGAAACAAAATTTGGATAATCATCAAAGTTTATACCATCCAAGGTATTATCTATTGATAGAAACTCATATTTCACATTGTCGACCGGGACTGGGCCGCCCTCATCGGCGGCATCATCGCTGTTTTTGGGCGTGAGGCCTTCTTGTATCTCTCCTCGAAGGGTACCCATTGCAGTTCTAGTAACTGGTACCATTGACGCGAAAGTGGTATTGATATTTGCCCGGGCGTTGAGAATTTCTGTAATCTTAATTCGGCTGGTGTCTAAGGGCGACGAAGTAAACTCTGGTGAAAAGCGTACTCCCCTCAATGTGTGGATGTGGCCATCCGCTTCTTGGACTACGCCAAGTTTAATTTCATGTTCATGGCCATCAGTATAAGAAGTTATTCCGTTTTCCTCCTCGTCGAAAAAAGAATAAGTGTGTGAGTGGTCATCATCAGTCGATGTAATTGCCCAAGGCTGTGCTGGTTGCGTTCCAAGGTTTCTTGCTAACGAAGCGCTCCCATCATCAGAAACCAATTCGGATAAATATAATTCTAAATTAAATGCACTCGAATAAGCATCTCCCTCCATCGGGGAGTCGGGATCGGCTTGCAAACCTTTACAATTATCTTGGAAATAAAGCTTAATGTCGGATTCCTTCTTTCTAGCTTCTTCGGTGTAGCGGATCATATTTAAATCAACTTCAATTGAAGTGTTATATCCCAAAACTGTTTCGTCTAATCTCGT